TGGAAGATTTGCCTGCTCCGTTGCTGTTCTGTGAGCTGTCGTCCTGATTCTCTCCAGAGATGAGCACCAGTCGCTTATCTTCAAGGTTGATATGGATTGACCCAACAGCCAGAAAGTTATCAATATAAACTTCGCCAATCTTCATTCTTCTGCGGTCTCCGCTTCTCTTAGGATTTCCAGGCACTCATTCTTTAAAGTGCTAATGTCAGATGATAGGTCTTTTGATTGGCTATCAATGAAGTCGTTAACAGACTGAATCGTTGACGTACCAGACTTCACAGTGAAAGCTCGCACCCCTCCTGATTTCTTAGGGGTTGCTTTGACTATACATCCAAGTGCGCCCTGATCCATGACATGCTGCTTGATCTTGGCAATCTCTTCTGGGGTCGCCTCTTCAAGATTCACTCTGACGTAGTTGCCTTCGCAATCATCGTCTTTATCGTAGTCTACGAACAGAGGTGCGGATGAAGACACATGGGTAACTTCATCGTTATCCACAATGATATAGCCTGCTTTAGATCCTACGTCGCCCCAAGTCTGATGAGTCATGGCGCCTATCGAGTAAACTTTGTCGTGGAAGTTTCTGTGAGAATGATAGTGGCCACAGAAGATCTTCTTAAAGCCGTAGTCTTTGAGCTTGTCAGGATCTAAGCCAGTGTCTGGAATCCCTTTGATCACGTAGTTCATCGGTGCATGAATGATGGCGTAATCCATCTCTTCTTTCTTGCCCAAATGTTTTAGCTTCTTATCAACTTCCGACACTTCAGGATGCCAAGGAAGCATTACAAGCTTGTGATCTTTGTAGTAGGTAGGAATGACGTTGACTTTGCAGCCTAGCTTCTCTAAGACTTGTGAGGCGTTTCCGAGTTTGTTGGAGTGATCGTCTGAAAGGTCATGATTTCCAGCGATCATACGACACTCAAACCCTCTCTCGATCAACTCTTCAAACAGATCGGCTACGGGATTGAGAACTTTGGGGTCCACGCTTCCCCTAACATGGTACGTATCCCCACCAAAATAGAGAACGTTGCCTCCTCTGCTTTCAAGATCATCGGCCATTCTCTTTGTTTCGTCGATGATGTGCTGGAGCCTAGAGTTAACTCCGTCTGAGTTGATCGTGCTGAAAGCCGACCACTGGTGATAATGATTGTCTGAGCAGATTGCAAAAGGTTTCATGTGGTTTCCTATTTTAGTCTCTTACAATAAATATTTTATTCCAAAATTTGCGGCAGAGAAAGCATTTTTATTATTATTTGCTAATAAGACCTAGAGTAAATTCAACAGCTTTTCGTTGCCATTTGGATCAGACTTCAATTCTTCAATCAAAGCGGTTCGCTGATACTTTTTGCCTTCAAATGTGAGCCACGCTCCAGACTTATCGATCTTGCCAATTCGAATCAGATAATCAATATTGGTTCCTATCTGATCAATTGTCACACCAAGTCCTTCGTTGAACCCAACCTTCCAGCTTGCTTTGCGACCGAAGCGAGCGCACTTGTTCTTCACGGTCTGTGAAGTCACTTCAAAGCCTTCGACTACTTTATCGACACCCTTTTTTCCATTGGTGATGTCTTTCCTTGCAAGGGACAACCTTATAGAAGCGTAAAATTCAGCAGCGCCCCCGCCAGGAGTGGTCGTTGGATCTCCAAACATAACACCCGGCTTCTGTCTGATCTGATTCAACAAAAGCACCAACATCCCATTGTCTTCTGCAAACTGAGCCAGTAGCGGATAGGATTGGGACGTAGACTGTGCAAGCAACAACTTGTCTCGCATGTTGTATGAACCCGGCGCTCTACGATTGCCACTATCATCGAACAGCTTTGCATGAGGTATCATCGAAGCAACGGAGTCAAACACCCACACGATAGGCGCTTCTGGATCAATGACCTCTGCCTTTCGGATCTTCTCAGCAGTGCTGATGGCAATCTCAATACTGTCTTCAAAGGTCTGCGGACGCTTGTAGATCCAACCGTCGCTCAATCCTCCAGTCTTTAGACCCAGTGTATTAGCCACATTGATATCGAATGTGCGCTCATGGTCGCTGAATCCAACAACGCCGCCTGTCTTCTGTGCCGAACTCATGATCATCGTTGAGATGAAGGTCTTTCCTGACTGGGCGGGTCCGAATATCTCTACAAGTCTACCAACTGGAAATCCTCTGGCGTAATCATTTGATAATGCAAGATTCAATTCTGGTATTCCAGTATCCAGCCACTGCTTAACACCAACCGACTCCGCATTCTCACCCGCTATCTTCAGAAGTTCTTCACCTAGACTCATGCTGCTGCTCCAAAGGTTCTCTTCCAGAGTTTAATGTTGCGAGATACATCGCCAAGACCCAGATCAAAACAAAGCTCTTCAAAGCCCTTTACGTCTAAGTCTTCTTGCCTTATGTACATTTTGCGAATGATGTCGTCGTCTCTTTTGCCGCTCAGCAGGTCCATTAGCTGGAGGTTCATTCTGAATTGATCCATGCCTTTTTTCTCAGTGAACGAATTCAAAGCCTTATGAAAGCGAGTCAGATCATTTGGCAGTCTGTCTTTTTCCAGTTCTCCTCTTTTCTTTGCCGCCATTAGCGCACTTACAGAGCCATACTGATCGAAAATCCTCTCGACAGCTTTACTGCCCAGTCCACGAATGCCAGGAATGTTGTCTGATGTGTCCCCAAGGATAGCTTTGGCTTGCAGGAATTGAATCGGCGTATCGAAGCTGGTCTTTTCCTTAAAGTCATCGTAAGTGCAGTGCGGTCCTCTGACTCTGTGATCCTTCCAACTGATGAAGGGCGTTACTAGCTGCTGCCAATCCTGATCTCCAGTCACAAGTAAGGTCGGAGACTTGACTCGTCTGCTCAGCATCCCAGCTATATCGTCAGCTTCATAGTTGGTCGCAGAGATCTGCTTGATGCCAAGAAGAGCAATCAGATCGCAAATATTTGGTCGTTGACGATAGTAATCCTCAGACGAATCGACCTTTTCCTTGGTGTCTGCTCTCTTTCCTTTGTAAGAAGGTAGAATTTCATATCTGAATTTCGCTTTGTGATCCCACAGAATCCACATCTTCTGATAGGTTTCAGAATAGTCTGTCGTCAACCGTCTTAGTGTCTTCAGTGTGCCGATGGTTGCTTGTGTCTGGTTTCCTTCTCCATCATAGGATGGAACGGTATTATGAGCGGCTCTTCCAACTGAATTGCCATCTATAATCATTAAGCCTTTATTCATTTAGTCTCTCCAGAGTAAAAAGCCAGGAGTTACCCTGGCTTCTTTGTCGATCAGGCTTGATTCAGCTGTCGGACATAAGATCGTCCAGCATAGCGTCATCAATATCTACTTCGGGCGCGCTCTCATCGTCGCTGAATGCGCTGTCAGACAGCTCCCCAGCTATGCTGACGTCTTCCTTTGATGATCCAACAAGCTTAGCGCCTGAAGGAGCAGAGCTTGTGATGCCAACAATGGAAGCGATAGTTGAGATCGCCATCTGCTTCTTCGCAGAATCTCTCTGATCAACAGCCTCATTGAGATTAGCGATGTTTCCGGTCAGAGACTTCGGATCTATCGCAAGACGCTTCGATGCTGGCATACAGAAGTATTTCGTATCGAATCCTACGCCTTCACGATTGATAACGATGTCCAGACCGTCCTCGAACGAAGTGACGTCGCCATATTCGTTGATGATCTCAGCGATGGCTTCGAACACAGTAGATCCGACCTCAAGTATCTGAGGCTCGTTCTTCTTGTCGCTGGAACGGTGAAGAACGTTCATCAGGTAGCGCTGTCCTGCAACAGCTTCCTTGAGAATGGCGATTTCCTCGTCACTGTTGGCGTTTCTGTTTGCTTCTTGAAGCGCCATACAAATATCACAAGGCTTTCCATACGTCCGATCTTCACAGATATGAACGGCAACAGCTTTTCCATTGGATTCGGTCTTGACCCAATGAATTCCGAAGTCGTGCCAGAATTTCGTTGGTTGGTCAGCATCCCAACCGCCAGGAAGGATACGATACATTTGTTTGCCAGGAGATGGCTTGATCGTCGCAACTCCACGCTTGGCTTTAATTGCTTTTTGCTTTTGCTTAATCAGGTCTTGGATGTTCATAGTTTGGTTTCCAATAGTTTGGTTAGTTTGGAGTTAAGCTTTTTGCAGGTTTTCAAGTATTTGCTTTTTAAGGTCTGTTTTTCTCTGCTCCTCATCACCTCCTTTCATTCTCATGCTTCCTTTGCCTTCCTCTCTTGCATCTGCGCCCATCTGAATAAGCATGTCGCGTCGCTGTCTGAAGGCATCCAATGTTGACTTGCACAGATTGGCTTTCAATCGTGCTTCGGCAACAGTTTTTTGCTTGTTGGCGATTCGAGAATCGCTATTGATGCGGTTTGATATCTCTCCTTCAGTGGTCTTAAAGCCTTTAGATCGGTTATTTTCTCGGATTTCAGCATCGACAAGCGCCGTTACGATGCTCAACTGTCGCTTAGCGGTGTCGAGATTATACTCTGCTGTATGGCAGATTCTTGCGTACTCCACATATAGCGGTGCTTGATCCATGAAGCTGGCAGTCAGATCAGTTGGTGAAATAGACAAGTCTCTCTTCACCTCATCGACATCAACTTCAACTGGATCTGGCTGATTGTTGACTTCAATAGCAATAGGATCAATGGCTTCGATATCATCAGCAGGATCAGACACCTCAATTGCTTTCTTTGCGATCTCGACGGCTTGTTTCCTGTTCTCTGCTTCAATCTTGGCTTGCTCTTCTGCTTTGATCTCAACTCGCTCTTCATCAGACTCTTTGGCTATTGGCACATCTTCAACTGGCTTCTTCCTTGTCCGTCTTTTGCGCTTTGTCGGGGGCTTAGGCGCTTCTTCAGCTTTCTCTTCCTTCTCAGGAGACCCAACTAATACTTCAAGGTCTTCAGCTTCAAGCTCAACAGCAACGGGTTCGACAGACTCAGACTTCTTAGGCTCAGAGGTCTTTGGAGACAATTCTTCCAGTTCAGCAAGCAGGTCGTCAATTGAATCGGTCATGTTGTTTCCTCTTTTAGTGAACTAATATTAATCTAGAGACAAAAATAAATCAACAAGGTAATTAAGATTTAATCATTGAATGAGCATGTGCCATCACTTCATTCAGCTTGTCTTGAAGGTTCGGATTGTGATAAATCATCATTGGATTAAAGCCAACGACAGTTGTGGCGTCTGAATCTGGGTCATAGCTATCCGTCATCAGTATCTCCTCCCAAGATCCTTTCAAGTCAGGTAAGAGATGTCTTGCTGCTTTACTACCTAAAGTCAGAATCACAGGAGGCTTTAATACTTCAATTTCTCGCTTCAGATACTGAGAACAGCCATTAATTGAGCCATTGTCCAGCTTTTCGCCTTTTGCAGGCTTAGCTTTGACAAGAGCGGTCAAATAGATGTCACCCATATTCAAGCCTGTATAAGTTAAAGCCTTCTCTAAGAATTCACAACCCTTTCCTCTGCCCATAATCATCTCTGATTCCTCAGAGAAGTTGGGTGCATCCATAACGATCATGATCTTAGAGCTAACCCCAAAGCTAGGTCTGACATGCGGATTGGACTCCAGATCACACTTGGTACAGGCATTAGCTTCGTCCATTACTTTCTTTACAGCTCCAACCTCTAAGGAAGTGGTCGGAATCAATCTTTCGGCCTTCACATTACTCAACATGACATTGGGTAACATTGCTTTCTGGTCCTTCAGTCGAGAGATGTGATTGGCTGGAACAGCACCGGGAGTAATGCTGGCAAAAGTTCCGATCTTCTCTAGTGCCTCACGAACTCTGACGTTGCACGCTCTACGATTGACAGTGGCTATAAAGTCACTCATGTCTTCGAAGTCTGAGCCTTTGTCTTTCTTGGCTTGAATAATTGCAGCAGCGCCCTTCTCACTTAGCCCCTTCACAGCTTGGAATGGTGCAAACAAGCATTCTTTGCCATTCACTTCTGCTATCTCATATCGGTCGCTTGATATGTTTATATCGGGTGGAAGCACTTCAATGCCCGCTTTCTTAGCATCACGTATCAGATGGTTCAGCTTATCGTCTCCGAGAGCGGTCAGCGCAGCGGCATAAAACTCAATCGGATAGTGAGTTTTGGCGTACATCGTCTGAAAACTGATCAAAGTATAGGCAATTGAGTGAGACTTATTGAATCCGTAGCCTGCGAACTTCTCGATCAGATCAAACAGGTCATTTGCGTCTTCGTTTTCCATTTTAGAGTGATCAAACGCACCCGAAATGAACTCCATCCGCAACGATCCCATCATTGCAGCGTCCTTTTTACCCATTGCTTTGCGCAGATGATCCGCTTGAGCCATGCTGAATCCACAGAGATCTCTGGCTATCTGCATCACTTGTTCTTGAAAGATGATGACTGATACGGTGGGTTCCAGTGCGGGCTTTAATGCGTCATGCATATAGTCTGGAAACTCAATGCCCTGTTTGATGTTCACATACTTCTGGGTCAATCCAGACTCAAGCGGTCCTGGTCTATTCAATGCTGTAATATCTGATATGACCTCAAAGCTGAGAGGACCGGCAACTGCGACTTCCTTCAGTAGCTTTTTGGCTGATCCAGATTCAAACTGGAACACTCCAGTGGTCTTTCCTTTCGCAAAAGCCTCAAGTGTCAACTTGTCTTCCAGATCTATTGCGGTCCAAGAGATCGCATTGGACGGGTCTCTCTCAACAATTATGTTTGATGCAAGCCGCAACAAATCTAAGTTCTTCAAGCCAAGCAGATCGAGCTTAACAAGCCCCATGTGCTCACACTCTCGCTTATCCCAGTTGATCACTTGAGTTCCGGTTCTCGTCTCAAGGACTGCTCGCTCTGATAGGTCGCAGTCAGCAACGACAACACCAGCAGCGTGCTTTCCATAC